TGCACTTTCGAGGCGACGGGAATGATTCGGAATTCCCAGAAGAGCGGGATTGTATAGGCCTCGGTCAGCAGCCGATCCTCGAATTGGCGCACCAGCGCGCGGCGCCGGGCGGGCTGCATCATCGATGGCCGTATACTGGTAGCGCTTGATGGAGGTGCCATCTTTCAACCTAAAAATCAGGAACTTGACGTCAACTTGGATATTATGGCCCGGCACCTGCTTCTCGTATCGTTTTGCGTGCACGGCACGCCTTCCAATATTGCGCGGAAGCCGGCTTACGTCTTTGCGTCGTAGGATCCGATAGACGCCTGCATCCGAGATTTTGAGGTCGTGATAGCGCTGCAGGTACCGGACGCTCCGGATCGGGCCCAGGTGATATTTCTGTCGAAGGTACAGGACCTTCTCTATCACCTCGGTGGGCGTCTGGTTCGGATGCGACTTGGGGATGGGCTTCTTTCGGACCAAACCCGCATCTCCGTGGCGCCCAAACGCAGTCCGCCAGAGATAAAAGTTTGAACGCGAAACACCGAAATATCGGCAGGCTTTATCGACGTTCCCACAGCTCTAGGCGAAGTCGAGAATGCGCCTTCTCCGGAGTATTTCTTTCTGATCTGCATTCATCGAGACACTCCTTGGCTACCATCTTCCGACGATAAAAGTGTCCGAGAGATTCGTACATATCTACAGGTCATGTGGCCTTTACCTCGCCAGCTCAAATTGATTGAGCCTTATTCAGCCCCTTTCCAAATCACTCGACTGTCGAACTGCCCAATTTCCGAAGCGCCAATCTGGGCGGCTGCGATTTCCATCTCCTCACGAATCAGCGTTGCAAGGTGCATTGCCCCTGCTTGACCGAAAGCGCCGGTCGCATAAAGAAACGGCCTGCCAAGCATCGCAAAATTCGCGCCGGCCGCGATCATTTTCACAACATCCTCCCCTGAGCGCACACCGCCGTCACATATGATCGGACAATCCGGGCCCAATTCCTCTCGAACTCTTCGGAGTGCGTCGATGGTTGCCGGTGCTGCATCCAATTGCCGGCCACCGTGGTTGGAGACATACACGCCATCAATACCGAGAGATTTGATTCGGCTGGCATCTTGGGCTGAGATGACGCCCTTTACGACAAGCGTGCCTCGCCATGTATCGCGAAGCCGGGCGAGGTAGTCCCAGTTCGCGCCGGCATCGAGTTCGACGCTTCGGGCCGCCGGGTCGCCTACCACTGCCATCGCCGCCGCCCGGGTGACGCGCTGGCCCCCATGACGCTGGACACCGCGCGCGTGCCGGCCGAGGACATGGCGCACCTATTCAATCCCATCGCGCCCGGGCAGTTGCGCGGCATCACCTGGTTGGCCCCGGTTCTGCTCCGGGTCCACGAGCTCGACCAGTACGAGGACGCGGCGCTGGTCAAGGCCAAGGTCGCGGCCCTCTTCACCGGCTTCATCCGCGACCCGGACGGCACCGTGGCGGGCTTGAACAACGGCTCGGCTGTCAACGGCGTGCTGCAGGTGGGCATGGAGCCGGGGAGCCTGATCCCGCTCCCGCCCGGGGCCGACATCCAGTTCTCGGACCCGGCCGATCCCGGCGATTACGGCGCCTACACCAAGAACCACATCCGCGCCATCGCCGGCGGCCTGGGCCTCCCCTACGAGCTGGTCTCGGGCGATTTGGAGGGAGTCACCTATTCCTCGATCCGGGCCGGGCTGGTCGAGTTCCGCCGCCGCGTCGAGCAGCTCCAGCACGCGGTCATCGTGTTCCAGCTCTGCCGCCCGGTGTGGGAACGATTCGTGCGCCTCGCGGTGCTGATGGGCCATCTTCCCGCCCGCGACTTCGACCGCGATCCGGCGCCTTATTTGGCCTGCGACTGGTTGCCGCCCCGCTTCGATTGGGTGGACCCGCTCAAGGACGCCCGGGCCGAGATCGAGCAGATCGAAGCCGGTCTCAAGAGCCGCAGCCAGAGCATCGCCGAGCGCGGCTATGACGCCGAGCAGGTGGACGCCCAGATCGCCGCCGACCGCGTGCGCGAAGGCCGGCTCGGACTCGCGTTTGGCAATACGCCAATGCCCGAGGAGCAGGCGCGGGAGGCGGCCCATGGCTGATCTGTTCGTCCGCCGCGCCGAGCTTGCGCCTGCTTCCGCCGACCAGGAGGCCCGCACCGTGGACGTGGTGTGGAGCACGGGCGCCCCGGTCCGCCGTCGCGACCTGAACGGCTTCTACCTGGAGCGGCTGTCCCTCGATCCCGGCGCCGTCGATCTCTCGCGCCTGATCGGCGCCAGCGTGCTGGATGCCCACCGCCAAACGGCCGTGCGCGACGTGCTCGGCACGGTGCGCGACGCCCGGGTGGACGGCCGCCGGGGCACGGCCAGCTTGCAGTTCTCGGCCCGGCCCGAGGTCGAGCCGGTCTGGCAGGACGTGATGGCCGGAATCCTGCGCCACGTCTCGGTCGGCTACACGGTCGAGGAATGGCGCGAGAGCAACGACAAGGGCGAGCGGATGCTGACCGCGATCCGCTGGACGCCCGTGGAGATTTCCCTGGTGCCGACGCCGGCTGATCCCGGCGCCACCGTTCGCAAGGAGGACAACCGCATGAACAACGCCACCGCCACCCCAGAGCCCGCGGGCGCCCCGCCGCCCGCCGACGACCCCGCCGCGACCCGGGTCGCCGTCAACGCCGAGATCCGCACCGTCGCCCGGGTCGCCGGGCTCGATCAGGCGTTCGTGGATACCCTCATCGACCGGGGTGCGTCCGCCGACGAGGCCCGCCGCGCCGCCTTCGACGAGCTGGCCAAGCGCGGCGGCGGCGATCTGCGCACCGAGCGTACCCGGGTCGAACTGGGCGAAAGCCACGACGACCCGATCACTCGTGCCGCCTGGATGGGCGAGGCTCTTTATGCCCGCATCGACCCGGCGCACCAGATCTCCGAGCCGGCCCGGCGCTACGCCCATGCCACCTGCGCCGAGATGGCCCGCGAGCTGCTCGTCTTGCGCGGCATCCCCGTCACCGGGATGTCGCCGGCCGCCGTCGTGACGCGCGCGCTGCACACCACCAGCGATTTTGGGTTGATCCTGGGCGACACCGTGGGCCGCACGCTGCGCGCCGCCTATCAGGCCGCCCCTTCCGGCATCCGCCGCATGGGGCGCCAGACCACGGCCAGGGATTTCCGCGCCGTCAACAAGATCATGCTCGGCGAGGCGCCGATGCTGGAGAAGCTCGACGAGCACGGCGAGATCAAGGCCGGCACCATGGCCGAGGCCCGCGAGTCCTACAAGGTCGAGACCTTCGCCCGCAAGATCGGCATCACCCGCCAGGTGATCGTCAACGACGACCTCGGCGCCTTCGCCGACCTCGCCCGCCGCATGGGCCAGGCCGCCGCCGAGACCGAAGCCAAGGTGCTGACGGACCTGCTGGAGGCCAACGCCGGCAACGGGCCCAGGATGGACGACGGCAAGCAGCTCTTCCACGCCGACCACGGCAACAAGGCCAATCCCGGCGCCGCCCCCTCGGTCGATTCCCTCTCGGGCGCCCGACTCGCGCTCCGCAGCCAGAAGGGTTTGTCGAGGCTGCCGATCCGGGTGACGCCCAAGTACCTGCTGGTGCCGCCCGCGCTCGAAACCCCGGCCGAGCAGCTCCTGACCGCCATCGCGGCGGCCAAGACCGCGGACGTGAACCCGTTCGCCGGATCGCTGACCCTAGTGGTCGAGCCGCGCCTCGCGAGCGCCGCGCGCTGGTACGTCGCGGCCGATCCGGCCGAGATCGACGGCCTCGAGTTCGCCTACCTCGCCGGCGGCGAGGGCCCGCAGGTCGAGTCCAAGTCCGGCTGGGACGTGGACGGAGTTGAGATCCGGGTGATCCTGGACTACGGCGCCGGGTTCGTCGACCACCGGGGCTGGTACGCCAACCCGGGGGCCGCGTGATGGCGGACTTAACCCAGCTCGAGGCGTGGCGGGACGCGCTCATGCGGGCGCGCTACGCCGGAACGCGCACCGTCGAATGCGACGGCCGGCGCGTCGCTTACGCGACCGACGCCGAGATGGCGACCGCCCTCGCCGATCTCGAACGGCGCCTC